ATATCAAAGATAAACTTATAATCATCGATTTCAGTTGCAGGATCTATCCAAGCACTTCCAATTTCTTCAAATCCATCGACAACAATTAACGAAGGTGAGAACTCATCTAAATAAGTCATAAAGTAATGGATTTCAACATCACCATTATCATAAACACCTACTTCAGTTAACAAATTATCGTCTGTATCAATACCTGTTTCTTCAAACAACTCACGTCTTGCTGCAGTACGAAAATCCTCTCCTGCATCGACATGACCACCAGGAACACACCAATCTTCTGAATAACTTCCGCTTTCACCAGCTCTTTGTAAGATTAACAACTTAGAACCTCTCCAAACAAGTATATCCGCATATCTCACTTTACCACCTTGTTTGGCTTTTAAAAGGTCTATATATATAGATTTTTTAATCAGACCTTTCATCCAACTTTGTCTCATCGAATCTAAGGTCTTAATATCTTTCAAAACATCAGCGATTTCAAGGTCTTCTTCAAGAGAAGCTAAAGATTTTTCAATTTTCGTTTTTCTCTTATAAACATTTTGAAGATCTTGAGATTGTTGTTTTAAGAATGCATTAAAACGATTTTGAGCCTTTTCAAACAACTCAACATCACCATTAGAAAGATCATTTAACTGAGCTTTTTGAAGTGAAAAGTTCTCTCCTAATTGATCAATCTCTTTATCTAGAAGGTGAAGTTGTCTTAAATTATCTCTATACTTTTGGATCTTTTCAGCCTTAGACTGAAGTCCGAATAAACTTTTGATATCCATGACTAACTTTGTTATAATTTTTGCACTAAATATACGAACTTTTCAATCGTTTACACAAACATTATCCGCATAATAACTATGATCGCTTTCTATTTCAATAGAATAAGAAAAATCCGGAAAATTTTCCTTTGGTATTTTTAAAATAGAAGAGACTTTACCTCGTTGATTTTTTCTTAATTGTAGGAGCATATTAGGTTTAATTTTACTTACTTCTAAAGACCTACCATTAGCTAAAATAATTTTACTACTTTCGTGAATCCTATGAATCCCTTCTTCTTTGATCTTTACATCGTCTTCAAAAACAAAGTAAAGATCAAAGATTTCTTGATTGAAATCTAAGATCAAAGATTTGTTGATTGATTTTACTTTTTTATATCTATTCTTATGAGTCAAAACCAAGTCACCAACTTTTATATCTTTTATCCACTTAGGACCATCAAAGGTCTGTATTTCTGTATAACCACTGTAAAACTGACTCATACTAAAAATTTTTTATCTCCAACTATTATTGTTACCTTTGATTTTCTCTCGACCTTAGATTTATAATCTTTAGGTGGTACGAATGTTTGTAATTTATCATCCCAAACATAATCATCTGGAATATAACGAGTGCCACATCTACAATTCCCTGATACACATACTTTACCTTCTCTTCTTATGATCAATGTATGATATTTCTCTAATTCAACATCATAAATACGTCCATCGTATTTTATAATTTGAGGTTGAAGAGCTTCGCTTACCGCTGTCGTATTGAAGCATTCATCTATATAAATCTGATCATATTTAGAAGTGTAAGTTTGTTGTCTTTTTTTATCAAAAACAACAACTTTTCCCATATTCCTATATGATGGTCTTCTTCCTATTTTCAACATCAATTCTCCTAAATCACTAGCTAATCTAGGACTAGAAGTTGAAAACACTCTATTATCTTTACATTGATAACCATCCCAATTACGTCCTTTATGAATCGATCCGTCACCTTCTCTAAAAGCATCTAAAAAAATCTCGATACCTTCTTTATCAGCTTCTTTCACTTCAGATGGTATAAATTTTTCATGTGAATGTCCGAATTGACACATATATTCCCACAAATCATCTTCAATACCTTTTCTACAACGAATCTCTACATAACTCGAACATTTATTCGCTTGTGGAAATAATTCTACACAACAATCGAAAATTTTTTGAAGATATTTATTCTCACTTTGAGCAATATGTATTCTTCTTGTGTCATACTCAATCGTAGATCCTTCTGATAAAAAATACCCTAAAAACTGATAAAATAATTTACTATCGTACGACCGATTCCCAAATCGAATTGAAGTGATAGATTGCCCACTCCAATTCGGAATAGTTCTTAAAAATTTATTACTCCATTTGTTAATAGATCCTTCAGGAATTAATTTCCAAGGACCATTTCTTTTTGAAATGACATGATTATGATTAGGAGTAGTCATGAGAGAAAAACTCTTATGCTTTCTAAGAATCATATCCCCTTTATACTCTTGATCAATCCAATTCACTGCCTTTACATATTCAGCATCACCTGTCTCCAAGTTAATAGATAAGAAAGATTCTGTCTTGTTAAGATCCTTAAAAAATTTAAAACCTTCATTCGTCAAAACCTCTGTTTTATCGTCATAACAAAATGGATGAACTGTTCCAATGACAGGTTTCCAATCCTTGCTCTTTCTACCAATATTATCACCATTTTGAATAAGTTCTGATAATTTGAAGATTCTAGGTTTTGAACCTGCACCTGCTGTAGTATAGAGATTTAGGCAATATCTACAAGCTCCTGGATAAACTTCTTTGTATACTCTTGCATCTAATCCATGTTGATTGATTATCATTTGAGCATTCCCCAATTCATAAATGTTTTGGAACTCAGTTTCGACTATCCGTCCCCAATCTCGATTCCAATCTTTCAACTGATTACCGATATTACTTACGATACCTTGGACCGATCTTTTTTCTAAAACACCTAATTCGTGTTCTCTTTTGATTGTTGAAAGCTCTTCTATCCGACGATTTTCGACAAGATTTTTTATCTCTTGCTCTGAAACAGAATTCGAAAGGGTTTTCTTTACCCTTTCTCCCATTCCTTTGATATAAGAATAACTTCTTGTAGCTGCAGCTTGATATTCGTACAATTCTCTTTTAGAAGGTTGTTTGTATTGTTTTCTAGCT